CGGTATCAGTCGTAATTATTTCATTATTTTCAATCATATTTTTTCCTTTATCAATTAACTTACACTACAATATACAAATACTATTTGTAAAAGTCAAGTCTTTTTTTAATTAATTTTCGTCTTCTTCGTGGTTATCTCTTTCGTAAACTTCTTCTTCGCAATCATCACAAAGAAAAAATCCACCGGTTTCAACACCACATTCTTCACATATTATTTCATCAATCATACTATAATATACAAACAAAAAATGACAATGTCAAGTAAAACTTCAAAAAAACTTCAAAAAAATATATCAAAATAAATCGTCATAGGAAATCATCTTTTTCAATTTCGTTATATTTATTACTGAAGTAATATAATTATAGGAGAAAAAAAGTGGCCGAATTTATAGACCCAAACGATATATTTTTTACACCGTTTGAACCTAAGACAAAAAATAGGTTTATTATGGAAATTGACGGGATTCCAGCATATCTTGTTAAAACAATGGCAAGACCATCATTACAATTTGAAACAATTACTCTTGACCATATCAATACAAAAAGATATGTAAAAGGTAAAGCCACTTGGCAACCAATTAGTATCACTCTATATGACCCAATCGTTCCATCAGGAGCACAATCAGTAATAGAGTGGGTTAGACTACACCACGAATCAGTAACTGGTCGTGATGGATATTCTGACTTCTATAAAAAAGACATTACATTTAATGTATTGGGACCAGTCGGTGATAAAGTTGAAGAGTGGACTTTAAAAGGTGCATTCATCACAGAAGCAAACTTTAATGAATTAGATTTTGCATCATCAGAAGTAGCAGACATTGCACTTACTTTACAATACGACTACGCAATACTACAATTCTAA